ATAGGTGTTTTTTTACCTGCTGAAAGTTTTGATACTTCGTATTTTGACAACGCCTGCTCCATACGAGAACTAAAGTCGTCTGCTATATCGCCTGCTACTTTAATTCTATACTCGTATTGCTTCGTTGATTCTGTTAGATATTGTCCGAATGTGCTCATAATATAATATTTAGCCTTTTTTCAATAGTTTCTTCATTAATTCGTTACGGTCAGATATGATCATACCCTCCGATTCAACAGGTTCTGGGCCTGTATCACCGTCTTTGTCCAGTTTTGCTTTCTTCAGTTGTAGTTCAACCATTTTCAGTTTCTTATCTATCTTGCTAGATTTAGCATCAATGGCATTACGCAACATAGTACTCGCTACTTCAAATATACGTCCTGAATAACGAGAGTCAACATTCATTCCTAAATCCATTAAATTTTTATATGAATCCTCTGCTTCTCCGGCCAACTTGTCTAACTCTAAATCAGATAATTCACCTAATCCTTTTACTGCTGGCAAAGATGCAGAAATCTTATCAAACTCTTTGTATGTTTTTTCAAGTGCAGTAGCAGTTTGAGGATCTACATTTTTAGGTGCAGATGTACCGTTATTTTTAGACTCTTTCTCTTTTTCTTTTTCGTCAACTTTTGTAAATGCTTCTTTAACATTTGGTAAATTGAGTATGTCTTCTAATTTCTTTGTCATTGCAATTATTTACGATTACCATTGTGGAATAATTGTTCTTCTGAAACCACTCTAAACGTAACTCTGTTCTGTTTAGCATAGGCGTTAGCGGCCTCCCATTTTGCAGTATTAACTACTACTTGCATCTGCTTACCTCTGCTCTTTCCTGCTTTTTCCATTGATGATTGTGCCGCTGGTTTTACTTCAATTAATTCTGCGTGTTTTTTTCCATCTTTATCTATGTAAACAATAAAAAAATCTGGCACATATATTGTAAATTTTCCTGTTATAGGATGTCTGTAAGGAATTTTTATTGATTCACTTGCCCACTTTGCCACGTTAGGATGTTCATCGCATAATCTCATAAATGCGTGTTCCCAACTGCTTCTGTAGGTGGGTGTTTTAATTCCAATATACTTTTCTGGATTTTTGAGGCTATATTTTCCTCTTGCAAATCTCATAGCCATGATGCTATCCTACTATATTTCTAGATACAGAAGTTTTTGTTTTTTTAGTCTGTCTTGTTCCTAAACGACTAGATTTATATCTAGTAGAATTTAAAATCATTTGTGTTACTTCGGATAATTCAACAGGATTTGCATTTCCTAATTTTTGAATTACTTCTTGAGGATTAACGTCATCAATTTTTGCTTGTCTTAAAATAATATATGCTAGTTGTTCTGCTGAAGCACGTTCAAATCCTCTTTTAACAAAAAACGCAATCGCTGTATCATAATCACCAACGTTAAATTCAAAAGCACTTTCGTCGTCGTGTTCTAATGTTTTTATTGTTTGTTTTAGTTTGTCTTCTTCTGCAGACGGTAAATTTGAATAAAAATTATTTGCCATTATATACCTTGACTTTCTGTTGAGATAGATACGTCAGAAGAGTTTCTATCAATTTTAATATATCCTTCGTTAACAAGTTTTGTAACATTTGAAGTTGCTTTGTTGTTATAAACATTTTTTACACTGTCAGACGAAGAAGCAAACTCAACATCACTTTCGGCAACTGTTAAACCTTTTCTACTTCCAACATCTTTGTAATACATATTTGATGCAATTTGATTTTTTATATTAGGATTGTTTGTAACAATGTCAAAACTTTCACTAGGTGTTAGATATACTTCTGTGTTTAATGTAGTGTTATGTACAACTGTGTTATCATTATTCTTCCCGTCAATTAATCCTTTTGCCGCGGCAATGGTTGTTCCTGCCAATACTGCTGTGGTTGCCGCATTACCTACTGAAAAGTCTCCAATTGGGTTAGCAATAGTTCCAGCAGACTCTCCTATTTTTCCTATCTCGTCTTTTACTATTCCGCCAAGTTCTTCTTTTAATTGTCCTTTGGCATTTTTTATTTTTCTAGCATTGTTGTAAGTGTTAATACCTTTTAGAATTGTGCCTAATCCAACTCTTCCGTTTTGAACATCGCCCATAACAGAACCAATACCATCAACAATACCTCCAGGACCAAATATAGAACTTGTACCACCACCTAGCACAGATAATGGTGACGGTGAATTATCGTAATGCAAACTAGCAAATCCTGGTACTCCACCACCTTTAACTAGTCCTGTGTTATATAAAACTGTTTCATAAAAAACTTGCATTGAGTTTTGTAATAATCCTTGACCGTCTGCTTGATCTAATGTGTCGTGTGCCCAAGAACCAATTACAGGATTTATTAAACTAAACGATGTAAATCTTTGTTTGTGTAGAACAAAAATGTCAATTCCTCTTAAAAAAGGTTTCTTTCTTTTTGTTGCAGTATCCATACCAAATTGTGTTGTAGTAAGTTTGGCATCGTATTGTGTGTCTTTGTTTTGAGTACGCATAGCAGGATTTGTAGTTATTGAATCTGCTATATGATGTTCGTAATATGTTTTCCAGAATGCATTTACAGTATCAGCATTGTCGTCATGAAAAGTTACACTAACAGGCTCGTATCCTATTCTTGTTGCAAGATACATTTTTTTATTATATTGAATTTTTTCATCGACATTCATGTTATATTTTGGCAAGTCGATTGCTTTAACCAACATATTCAATTCTAATTTTTCATTATTGGAAAAGGGTTTTGACACACCGGTAACTGACCAATCACAATCAAAAACAACATGGTAAAGATATTTGTGTTTAGGTGCTAATTTAAAATTATCGTCAAAATATAATCTAGATGCGTGACGGTAATCCTTCATTCCTGGAAGGCCGTCTGAGAATCCTTTTAAAAAATTATTGATACTTGGCATACACTTGTATTTATAGTCACAAAAAAAGCGTCTATAAAGACGCTTTTTCCTTATTCGGGAGGCCGAATGTAATTTATAATGCTACTCTAATTCTATGCAATCGTTATTGACGATGCCGCTACACAGTCTGAACCTGTAACATCAATGTTATTTGGTCCTACTGCTGTTCCTAAATTTCTTACTCTTTGCTGAATATCCGCCGCGTTGTGATTTTTATCCATTACTAAATGAATAACACCTGAGTTGTCATTAACAACGAAGTACATCAAAGGATTTAATTCCCCAATAATTTCTTCTACTGCTTCGTTGACTGCGTCGTCTTCTGCTCTTAAATCTATGTTTGAGTTAGAGGCATTTTGTACAGTTAGTTTAAAACCGTTTGCACCATGACTGTAAAGAGTTCCTGCTGTTACTCCTAGTCCAAATATTCTAGTTTGACCTGCCATTTTCTATACTCCTAACTTTATTGTCCACCACCAGTAGCAAGTGTACCAAGTGTTCTTGTTACAGCACTTCCAATTCCAGTACCTTGTGGTGTTTGTATTGCGTTGTCATATCTGATGTTCAACGTAATAGTTGCTGGATCTGAAGTGTTATATGCTAATGTGTTGTAGTTAACTGATTCAATGTAAGCACCATATAACTCAAATGTTTCTAAAACAGTTGGTTCTGATGCACCTTGTCCACCATCAAGAACTTCTGTTCTTGCAGTAAATTTGTAATCAATACCTGATGCCGCTGATGATTGTTCAAAGAAATCAAATTGTTTCTGGATCTGTTCACCAACTAGTTTAGATACCGCATTGTTTACATCGTCTCTTAAATTCAATGTAATTGGGTTCCAAGTGTGTTTACCTGCCATGTAAACTCTTGAGTTGTACACGTCTAAAGTAATTTGGTCAAAAGATAAATCTGGTCTTGTAACATCAACAACTTGTTTTGTTAGTTCGGATCTAGGTGTTGATACTCCAAAGTTTTCCAAAATAACTCTAAAACGATACTGTAATTTCGGCATTAACAGACCTTGTGACTGAGCACTTTGATCGTTTGCTAAAGGTACTGTAAATTTTGATAATGTTGATATTGACATAGTTTCTCTCTCCTATTTATCCAAAAAATTAAGACCCTAATTTTCCGATTTCTCCTGTGTTTTTAATTCTCAATGGTATGTAAATAAATTCAACTGATTTAACTGGTTCAATTGCTATATCAACATACAATTCGTTTCTGTCTATTCTAGTTGCTGTGTTGTTAGTACTATCACAAACTACTAAGAAGTCATAAACTGCTCTTTGGCCTGCTAGTTCTAGTAAGAATGATTCAATTGCTTGTTTGATTTCGTTTCTAGTAATTGTATCATTTGGTTCAAAAATAAACGGTTTACCAATTCTCTCTAATTGAGTTCTTAAGTAAACTGTTAATCTAGCAACATTTATTCTATCAAGTGCTGAAGTTGAACTTGCCGCAACTTTAGTTAAGTTACCGTAGTTCATAATTCCTGCGCCTGAGAAGAAAGTAAGTGGATTAATTTTTGATGTGTGCATCGAATCTCTCATACCTTCTGATATTGCCATTGTTTGGAACTCGCCTTCTTTAGCATCAATGTATCCAACTGCTGTTGCGTTGTCAACAATACCTCTTCTTGTACCTGCTGGTGCAAACCAAGGATATGCTAAATTGTCGTTGTTCGCTAATACTCTCATCATCATGTGTGATGGTGGAACAATAATTGACTTACCTGTATTTGAAGTAGTTTTTCCTGATGGATAAAACACACCCAAGTACTCACTTGCACTTACTAGACCGTCTTCACCGTTGTCTGCCGCTCCAGCCGAGTTTGCTGACCAGTTAGAAACTGCTGTTGCAGTACCTTCTAATCTCATTGGAGTATCTCCAACTATAAAGCCAGTGTAACCTCTGTCTGCGTTTAGATTCAATAAGTTTGAAATTGCTTCTGGATATCCAGGGCAAGCCATAACGTTGAATCCTCTTTGGTCTTCTCTAATTGCTTGGTTAGTATCAATTGTTGATTTAACTTGTGCTGTAATAACTTTTCTTTGTGCTTTTCTTCCAAAACAACCTGAACCGTCTGCGTTGATTGAGTTTTTAGAAACCCATCTGTCCGGGTGGTATGTAGAAACTGATTCGTTACTGTATCTGATGTTACCTAATCCAGTTGATCCTGAACCTGGATACGCCGCAGTTGTAATGTAACTGTTTTTGTATTCTTTAACATTGTAACCTGAACGTCTTGTGTTCCATAACAACATTGATTTAGGATATAATTTAGGATTTGGTGCATCTGGATCTAAGAAAGAATCACTTAAAAGATCTTTAATTGAACTTGCTGTACCAACACCGCCTGCTGATGTGCTATCTGTTCTGTTAGCCGCAGTATGATATCTAGCGTCTGCAAAAACAATACCGTTTTCAGTTGTTTGGTCCGTATTATCAACCAATTCAAAAGCAGGTCCAGTAGTAGTTACTGCTACACCCGAAGTTGAATTAGTAATTGTTGCAGATGTGTTCCATCTGTAAAGTCTTGGATAGTTTTCTAAGTCTGAAGTATCAATCCATAAGTCATCATTTACAAGTGCTGTACCATCTGATTGTTTAGTTGGTTCAACTGCTGAAAATTGTGGACCATTTGGATCAGTTGTAGAATAAACTTCTGCGTAACCTTTCCAAGTTGTTCCGTTGTGTACCATGATGTCTGCATCTAAGTTTGTGTTGTACCATAAAGTACCTGCTACTGCTTCATTTGAAGGTTGGCTAGATGACGCTGTGTATGATAATCTTCTAAAGTTAGATCCAACAACTGCATTGTTAGCCGATGAGTCTAATGCTTCACCAGTTGGTGCATCGTATAAGTTATCAATCAATGAAGTTGAGTTTGCTGTATACGTTCCGTAACTGTGTGCTGTTGCTGAACTGAAACCTGCTGTTGCAAGTGGAGTTCCTTGTGTATCAACCATTCTAAAATCACCACCTAGTGAGTGAGTAAATTTAATAGCACCTGCATATTGTCCTGATGCTTCCTATCTT